TCTGCGATAGCAGCATTGACATAGTTCATATGAGTAGAAGCAAGGGCAGTCTCCCCTCTATCTGTTAGTTGTTTTTGTATCTTGGTGTAATGTCCACCACCCTTTATCGTATCGTATTTAGATAAGTCAGCGTCCGAAAATGATTCTGATTCGTTTTTCCACACAGGATATGTTAATCCTTCTGGTTCTTCATAGATATATCCATCTCTTATTACGTATGAATCTTGCCACAGTTTATAGTTGGCATCAAAGTCAGACATCAGTTGCTGTACTTTATTCCATATCTTCTCTGGTTCTTTCATGAAGGTCAGACTAGGAGAATACTGTGCTACTCTTGTGACCTTGTAGTCAGGGAAGACAAGACTTTTCTTTCCTTCACCCGCAGGAATCAAGAAACCTTTGAACCATTTGTTTACAACTGTACCTCTCATGTCCTGATAGAACACACAGTCACCGTTCATTACTACTGTAGGTTGTGTACTCCTACGAAAGATCTCATTGTATATGATATCCATTTGCTTGAAGGCACCAAGACTCCTTGAGTACACAGCATCGTTATCTTCGCACCACTTTTTTACATAGACCATCTGGTCATACGTACGACATGTATCATGTACCGTAGGTTTGATGCCAGGAAATCCAGTAGCAAATGTTTTTAATGATGTGACACCACTAGCGAGTTCACTAGGACTCATAGTGTCAATGACTATATGTACCTTCCACATGTGTCAATAGAGATTTATTTTTATTTATGCTCCGTCGTCATGATCCCAGAATGGTCTCATGTCATCTGGTTTCTGAGGAACCATCAGCACTTTGTTGCCATCCTGTTTCTTTAATAGTATTGGTTCTCCATTCTCTACCCTGTCAAGATAATGTTTCTCATTCATCTTTAACTGCTTCTCTGTGATCTCGATCATGATCTACTAGCATACTGGTTTATATAGGTATCCTAACATAAGAAAAGACCCCCTGTCAACAGGAGGTCTTTGGGTGTTCCGAATGTAGAGACCGCACGAAAGGTCTCACGGTTATTTAGAAACTATATTTTGTACCTAACTTTACACCGTATGCGTTATCTCCAACCTCTTTAGTTTGTACAGTGAACTCTCCGTACACACCAACAGCATCGTTGAACGCTACATTACCGCCAACTTTACCGAGGAAGTCTGTTGTTGACTCTCCACCATCTGTAGCAGTCACAATAGGACCACCTTGTGCGAACCAGTTAGCACCTTCCCAACCAATAGCAAGATCAGTTGCTGTTGATGTGTAGTCACTACCTGTTAGTGATGAGTTTACTTCTACGTTCACGTAAGGACCAGCAATAGCGGCTCCTGATACGAGTGAAGTTGTGGCAGCAAGTGCTGCGATTGTTGATTTAATCATTTTTAGTCTTTATTGTCTCGCAAAGAAAAAACCCTTGCGGATGATACCACCTCCGACATGAGGTGATGTTATACGCAGGGGCACGATCTTTCGATCCCATTGTAATAGTATATAGTATACATTTTCTTTATGTTCTTGTCAAGGTCCTCATGCCACAACAACATCTGTCACACGATAGGTACAACCTGGTTCAATCTCTGATGGTTCCTTGAGTACAAACTGATCGAACATGTCCTGACATATATGTGTGTGAGTGATGTACTCACCGTCATATGGTATGATCTTGTCCTTCTCATACATGCCTTTGATCATAGACATAGGATAGTATGGCATCTCTTTAGTACGTGACAAACCTTTAGGTTTTCTAGTAGTCCATACATTTATGTACAGTCTCCTGTCTTCATCTCCTGCTAGGTCTGCCCATGCTACATTGCCATCCCATATCACTGTCTTACTCTCATTACCATAGCTATAGACACACTCACTTGGTTTGATTGTACCGTAGGTCATGTCACTGATACATGTAGCACCATGATCATAGGTCAGGTTGACTACAGCAGACCACTTAGGATGTTCTATCTGAGGATCACTTTCATCCTTGTCAAAATGGAATGGGTCAAAACTATTACCCTTCTCTGATCCATACACCCAATACTCTAGTCCAATATAGTCTCCAGTAAGGAAAGCATTGTACCACTGGTGTAGATACTCTTCGATATAATTATGTGGATGATCATCCTTACCTAACCAATAGTTCTTACCACGATCTACTGAGTTACAGTTGTATAGCAACGTACAGTTTACGTTGGGTGTATGTACATCATTATAAGATCTAACCAACATCTTTTACTTCACCTGTAACCTCTGCTTTCTCCATGATCTGATACTGTACTGCTGTTATGTCCCATGCCATATCTGTGACACGTTTCTTGGCAGCATCTTCATTGTCAGCACTCACTCTTACCCAAGTCTTGTAAGTTATGTCTGCCTGTACATCAAACTGTTTCATTTTTTTAAATACTTGTTGATAACTTCTATCTGGTCATGATATTTAGCAATGATATCTAATTCCTTTTCCATTGCTTCTGTTATATCAGAGTGCTCTCCTATCCCTGCGGGATTAGAAAGATATACTTCTAGGTTTGCCACATGTTTATCAATGTCACCTCTAGCATGTGAGATGAGTGCTCTGATTAATTGTTCTCTCATTTTTTAATGTCTATAAAGATTAGTTCCATTGGTTCATCGGAATGATTGTATGCTTCATGGATGACATCTTGTACATCCCATACAGCATACTGTCCACTATACCATGGTTTCTTTTTACCTTCCCATACCATGTAACAGCATTTGTCACAGGGTATCACGAGAGGTATGTGTATTCTCCTGTATCTATGTGGATATACATCAGGATCTTTGTGCTTAGGTAACTTAGTTTCTGGGTAGAACATAGCACCTGTAGCAAACAATACTTCATCCTTAGATAGTATGTCTATTACTTTAGGGTCATCTATTAGTGAGGTGCGAACACCAGAGAATGCTTTGCCATGACCTTTCAACCAACACATACCAATGGGTTGGTTAGAGTATCCTTTAGCAGTCGGAGCATTCTTATAGGGTAGTTCAGTTGTCATACCCCATTCATATATGATGTCTAACTCTTCAGTTGTCAGCATCAAAATAATCCTTACGCATATACCTACCTAGTATATTACTATTATAGTATTTTGGCAAGCCATCTACATGTTCTGTGAGAACGTTGTTGAGGAACAGTTGTCGGGTCTCTTCGTAGTTTACTTTGCCAAGAGTTTTATGAAGACTTATGATCTCTCTTCTGAAATTGTTTTTACCGTACTCTTTAATGTCTTGTTTAAGTTCTGCAGAGCTTCCGTAATACCGCTTCCAGTCAGACTCTGACGTAACACGTCGCTTGCCTCCTTTAGGTTTTCGTTTCTGGTAGAAATACTTTCTGCCGATGTATTGTTTATCGTTTTGTAGATTAGTAATCCTGTAGACGTAACCGAAGAAGTCGCCAATATCATCAGAAGTGAAAGCTGTACCTTGATATAGCCAGGGATTTTCGTATTCATTGGTCAACGTCATCATAGTAACCATCCTCATCACGATACTTATCTGCGTCAGAATATATCTCTAGTTTCATCTCTGCTATTACTTCCTCTAGTTGTTCAAGCAGTTGCTTGAGTTTTCGTGTCTGCATAAAAAAAAGTTCCCAACTACTATATGTAGCGGGGAACACTTTTGAGTACTCTAACTCTTTGAAGCAAACTTACGTTGTACTTTGATACCACGATACATAAGATCATGATTTCTTCGCTTGTCTGCGTCCGCAATTACTTTTGCGTTGTACTCTTCGGTGTCGTATTCGACACCACGGTATGTGACAGTTGCCATGAGATTGTCTCCTAAAGTAGTAGGTGTTTTTAATACCGTTCCTTCAGTCGGCTTTTGCGTCCCCCTACCAGAGGGATGAACGATCCGTTCCGAGTCGGCTTACTTGCGTCACCCGAAGGTGATGAACGTAATGTCATGATACCATGACGTAATTATTTAGTCAAGTTACAACCACTCAACCCAACCTGTACAGATATACTTCTCATGCTCCTTTGATATCTCTCCTACATGTTTGTGTGTGAAGGTAGCAGGAAACAAAACTGTCTTGCCCTTCTCAGCATGGATAGTAAACCCATCGTTGTTGACCATGATAGTACCACCATCAGGTACATCGTTGAGGTAAGTTATGTACACTAACACACGACTCATGACTGCTGCCTCAGCATCTATATGTGGGAAGTAGTATCCTTCTCCTGCCTTGTAGTATTGTATCTGTGGTAAGACTCTGATTCCTATTGGTGGTGGTAACTTAAAGTGCTCCCAGTAATCTGAATAGCAGTCAGTCACAAAGTTCATGTAGTCTCTCAGACCCCACACATCATCACCCAGTTCACCATTCCATATGTCCTCGAAGGGCATCTCTGTGCTCATCTTCTTCTCTGGTTGTGGCTTACCCTCTGGGCAGTCAATACTACCAACACGACCTGGTTTAGTCATGCCCGCAGCATCAGCATCTTTATAAAATTGTATTAACTTATCACACTGTACTGGGTCACCCCAATACTCTCTAATATATTGATCAATCATACTTTTGGAACCACTCCTTCATACTGATCTGGTATCCAGACTCACGATAGGGAGGTTCCTTTATCCCCTTCATCTTCTTGTAATCGTTGTGCATTGCTCCCAACAACCATGCCTGACTCAAACCCTGTGGTCCTTCCTTCAACAACTGGATTTGAAATTTGGATAGACCAGCTTTCATCTCCAAATACTCCTGTCTCCACGATGTGAGGGGTGATTGGTTCGTCATGTTCTTCCCAGTGTTTCTTCAACTCTTCTGCCTGACGGTCAACGTCTTGCATAGTATTATATATTTTAACATCTATCCACATCTTTTTCAAGTACTCGATGACACCTAGTAATAAAAAAGAGATGGGGAAGCGTTGCTTCTTCGCCCATCTCTCTGCTTTAAGATACCAAGTGTCCTGCCCACCAAAGTGATGCTCGAACTCTATCTTCATAACTTGAATCCTGCGAAAGTATTTTTCTTAACGTCTTGCTTGATACCACCTACGACATATGATTCTATCTCTGTCTCTTGTGGAGCATTCTGTTGTCCTTTACTATTTAACCAGTGCTCTGTCCATGGTAATGGATTGTTACGCATTGGTATATCATATATTGGGTCTAGTCCTATACCTCTGAGTCTTCTGTTTGCTATGAACTCTACGTAGTTGTGTAGTAGTTTAGCATTTAGACCTATCATACTACCATTAGAGAACAGATAGTCTGCCCAGTCCTTCTCTTCCTCAACACATTGCTTGAACATGTTTATGGTATTCTCCCTTTCCTCCTCTGCGATAGTAACCATTGTGGGGTCGTCTCCTTCTTGCCACTTTTTGATGATCTGTTGAGTAAGTACAAGATGCTGGCTTTCATCTCTGGCGATAAGAGAGATAATTTTAGCGGATCCCTCCATAAGCTTGAGTTCACCAAACGCAAACGAGCAAGCGAAGGAGACATAGAACCTAATCCCCTCAAGAATGTTAACATTGACGATGGCACGGTAGAGT